TAGCCTCGTTTAAGAACCACTCTTTTAAGTTAGTGCCTAATGATATTCCAATACACTGAGCAACCTCTTTTTCACCTTCATCTAACTTGAAATCACCATTTTCAAAAAGTAAATCGCCATTTAAAAGTGCTAACGTTTTCACTAAAACACCCCCACTATAACAGCGTCGTGAATATCAAACATCCTGGCGGTACCTGGAAAAACATTTTGACCGTTTTGTGCTTCATCAATGGATCGCTGGTTAAATATCACTTGTACTATGTCGCCACTTCTTAAGTCTGGGATCATTTCAACTGATTCTGTAAAAGTTATTACATTATGCACATGCTCGCCTGTGCCTGTGTATTGAGCGTGAGGCGCCGTATCTGTTGTTATAGAAATTGGTGCATT